TACCAAAGTTATTATTCAGTCTCAAGAAAAAGGCGTATTTAACGCAGACCTAGGATTAATCGATTCAGGAACAGCTATAGGTACCCCGCAGGATCGTACTATTCGTATGTCCTTCCGAGATCGTATCACATTGAATGATGTCGAGGCACGGGTATCTCAATCGTTTATCTTTGATGTAACCGACAAGCGTATTAAAAACGGATTCTATATGGTATACGATGTTCATCAGATTGAGTTTGTTACAAGCATGGCAGGCGACCTATACGAGAATGAAGACTATACAGTCGATCTTAAAAAGAACTTATTCTTTCCTAAGTCACACCTAAAAGGGAAAATGATTTCGATTAACATCTTAACTACCTTACGTTACATGATTGCTGATCTGCTCAAAGAACATCGATACGCACCTGACCAGTCAGGTAAACAGGTAAAGATTCAGCAAAAACTATTACTGAAACGAGAAGACCTCTTTATCAGCAAGGAGGCGTTCGATTTAGGCGTAGATAATGCAGAGGTAGGGGAAATCATCGATCCTAAGAGAAAACCATCCACAGACGGCTTAAACGGCTTCTTCCGAGGCGGTTCATAATGGCTCGACGTAAATCGCAAAGACCTAAGCTATTTCAAAACAAACAGGCACCTAAGCGAGCAATGGACAATGTAGGTAAGGCGTTTGTACAGAAGACTCTAGACGCAGGTATGCAAGCGGCTCAGAGCCAGAAACCCCAAAAGGATGTACAAATCAAAGTTACAAGAAAGCCTAAATACCTGGAAGTAACCGAGAAGCGCTTAAACAAAATGGGTGTTGTCGATCTTAAACCATTCTTTGCACACAGCCCTAGCCGTAAGATGAAAAAGGGCGGTGGTTGGTATATTCGTATCCCTATTAAGGTGAAGAAGAAAGACATGTCTCGTCGTATGTATGACCAGTTACGGACGATTAACATATCCCCAGATAACCAACGAACGGTTATATCGGACTATCTCTATGATAGACGACAAGCTTCTGACGCGAGCCTGCTGAATTACACGCCAGTATCGTATAATATAACTAAGCAGAAAACTGGTAAACGTAAGCATACTTATGTAGCTTATCGTACCGTATCTGATAAATCACCGACAAGCAGCTGGATCGTAAATCGGGATAAAGTAAACACCGATGATACATCTAAGACTTTTATACGAAATGTAAACAGGCTAATGAAATGGAAAGCTAAGAACGGATGGGAGTGAGTTAAATGGCCTTACCTAGTATTGATACATACCTATATGATGAGATCGAAAGCAAACTGAAAATTATATTGGAGAACCGTTATATTATAGAGGAGATACTTAAAGGTGTTCAACCTGATATCGCAGCTAACTTTATTAAGGCTTATACGGGCGATAACGCTAAGGAAATTCCTATCGTATACACTATGCCCCAAACAAAGGAAAAGCAGCAAGGAGCCATCTATATAGGGCTTAGAGAAGGCGAAGAAGATCATACAAGCTTAGGCAACATTGAAGGAACCTACGCACAGCTTTCAGGTGGGCTTAAGCAACAGACTATCACAATCGAACACGACGAAAGTAGAAATACTTGCTATTTCGAAGTGGAGTTCCCTATCGACCATATAGAGGTAGTGAAAGGGGTATCCTTTGCCGAAAGTGATCGAGTCATGACTGACGGTAATAGAGTCGATTTTGCCTACGATCCGTACTTTGTAGGTAAAGAATTCAGCGTTATCTACGAAGCAACTGCAGGAGATGAAATCGGCCTTAAAAAAGGTTTCACCGCAACCGAGCAGTACGCTGTAATGGTTGTATCTACGAATATGAACACTGTCCGCTGTCTGGACTTAATTGTAAAAGCCATCCTCATTATGATGAGAAATAGCCCAGAAGAAAACACGATCTTCTTACTACAGAAAATTGTTTTTGGGCAACTAGAAGAGCAGCCAGTAGGTGCGGAAGAGACCCCGGAAATTTTATATGGACGGATGTCTATTATCACATACACCACTTCCTACAGCCTGGACATGCCAATCTTAGACGATGTATTAAAATACATTAACTTGAATATTAATTATGATTTGAAAGGAGAGCTGAGAAGTGGCGGAAAAGAAAAAGGTTGAAAAGCCTAAAGAAGAGCCAAAGAAAACTCTTCCTAAGTCATATACACATATTGATACATTTATGCAAACCGCTATCCCGATGTACAACTTATCTCGTGTACAAGCAGCTGGGTTTAAAGCCAAGATGCAGGGGCAGCATTATCAGCGAGACCAAAAAGTATTTATTGATGCCCTAAAAGAGCATTTCAATATTGAAGATTAATATCCAGAAAGGATGATATAAATAATGGCTAACGTTTCTTACGGTTATAACCGACAACGACCTCGTACCGAGATTTTCTTAGATGCTAGTTCACTAGGATCAGCAAATGCACGTTCTGAAAAGCCGCTAGTACTAATCGGCTCAGCAAACGGTGGGGAGCCGGGAGTTCCTCAAACATTAACAAACTTTGCACAAGCTCGTGACATTTTCCGTAGTGGAGACTTACTTGACGCTATCGAACTTGCATGGAGCCCAGGCCCTAACGTTTCAGGTGCAGGTAAAATTATCGCTATCCGTACTGACCAAGCTACACAAGCTAAGTTAGTGAAAGATGGTTTAACATTTACTTCTAAATTATATGGCGTAGATGCTAACTCAATCCAAGTAGAACTTGCTGAGAACGAGTTAACACAAGCTAAACGTGTAAGTGTTTACCTAACGAAAGAGCGCTACGAAAAAGTATATGACAATATCGGTAATATCTTCACTGTACAATACACAGGTACAGAGGCAGCCGCTACGGTTGAAGTAGAGGTAGATAGCACTTCGAAAGAGTCTACTCGCTTAATCCTTAAAGCTGGTGCCGATGCTGGTTCATTAGACGCACTTCGTACGTACGAGCTAGGCGAAGGGGTTTACCAAGACGTTCACGTTCTTGTAAATGATATTAACAACCTTCCAGATTTCAAAGCTCAGATGGTTACTCTAGGCGGTAACAAAAACATCACAACTGAGGCACTAGACGCATTAGCAGCTACAGACATTAAGGCTAAAAACGCAACAGTGCAAGCTGTAGGCGCAGACCTAATTGATCGTTTAGCTAGCGACACGTATATCTCTGTTTCGGTTGACCGCTCTAAGGTTATGCCAGAGACAATTGAACTTTCTAACTTAGCAGGCGCTAAAACAGAACCTGCACCGGCTTCATGGGCTACAATGTTTGCAGAGCTTACAAACTTAGACGCATACTATGTTGTTCCGTTATCTGCTGATGCAGCTATCCACGGTGAGTTAGGCCAGTTCTTACGTGACGAGTCTAACAATGGTCGTCATCTACGCGGTTTAGTTGGTGGAGGTATTAATGAGTCTCTAGAAGAAACTCGTACTCGCCAAATGGGTCTACGTAATGCTCGTGTAGCATTAGTTGGGGATTCAGGAACTCGTCGTATGGCTGATGGTCGTGTGTATAACTACCCGGCATTCATGCACGCAGCAATCATCGCAGGTCTATTAAGTGGGATCGAAGTAGGGGAACCTGCTACGTACAAAAAGCTTAATATCGAAGCGCTTGACCACAAGTACACAGGAGATCAGTTAGACCAGTTACATAATTCTGGTGTTATCATGACTGAGTTCGTTCGTACTCGTACAAGCTCTCACTTCCGTGTTGTATCTGATCCAACAACATACAACGTAGTTAGTGAGCCAGTTTCTAACCGTATCTCTCTTGGAGAAGTTTCTGACTTCTTAACAACTGAGTTACGCGAAGTACTAGACAACGAGTTTGTTGGTACACGTATCCGTAACACATCTGCTTCTATCATGAAAAACCGTGTTGAGTCTTTCTTAGACCAACAAAAGAAAGTAAACGGTTTGATTGTAGACTACAACCCAGATGACGTACAAGTTGTTATCTCTGGTAACACAGCTCGTATTAACTTGACTGTACAACCTTCTCAAGGCTTAGACTACATCAATGTTTATATCACATACGAGGACAATGAATTAACAGCTTAATAATGCGGGATGGTGAGACTCCA